ACGCAATATAGCTATAGGTGGCGGTGATGGTGCTGCATCAGCAACAGGTGGGTCTGGTCAAATTGCCATTGGAGAAAACGCTGCTTCTACAAACAATTTCTATGGAACAGCACTTGGACAGGACTCACTTGCATTAGGCAATGGTGCTTTTGCTGTGAATAGGTCTAGGGTAGGTTCTGGTGAGTTTGGTACTGCAATCAACATAGGTAGTAATACAGCAACCTATGGTGCATTAGGGAATTTTACATTTGCCGTAGGTTATCAAGCAAAAGCTTTAAATGCAAAAGGTGTTGCTATAGGTTATCAAGCAATCAGTACTGCAGCTAATGAAATTGCTCTTGGTGACACATCTGCTACTGTGCGGATTAGTGGTGCTTATACTCTGCCAACAGCAGATGGAACTAATGGTCAAGTAATGACTACAGATGGTTCTGGTACTGTTAGCTTCACTACTGTATCTGGCGGCGGTGGCGGTGGTGCAAGCACCGAAATCCCAATACTAGCAAAAACAGCAAGTTACACTGTAGTAGCTGGAGATGCTGGTAAAATAGTTAGTTTTTCTGGTGGTGCATATACTGCTACGCTAACAGCGGCAGCTACGCTAGGGTCTGGTTTCTTTTGTTATATAGAAAACAATGCAGCAACTGGTCAACAAACACATACTGTAACGATTGACCCAAATGGAAGTGAAACCATTGATGGTCGAACAACCTTCATTGTACGTCAAGGTGAGCGTGTCCAACTTGTTTGCGATGGTAGCAACTTTAGATTAATATCTTCATTCCATCGTGGCATTGCAACAAATATGAGGACTGATTTTTTCAATCCTCCACAAGCACTTGGGGACGAATCAGTAGCAATTGGTCTAGGGACTATAGCTGGAGTTGGCAACACTAGTAATGCAATTGCAATAGGTACTAACGCTCAAGCTGGCAGTGCTGCTACAGCAATTGGTGGCAGTACTAATGCTGGTAGTAGTAGTTCAACTGCTTTAGGTAAAAATAGCGGCGGTGGTGGTTCTGTTACTGCTACTGGTTCAGGAGCAATGGCTCTTGGTGGTTCTCGTGCTTCCGGCACAAACAGTTTAGCCGCAGCAATTACTAACAACACAGCTAGCTATGGTGCGACTGGTACTGTCAGCATTGCTATAGGAAGATTAGCAAAAGCAACAGCTCAAGATGCAGTAGCAATAGGTGATACACCACAAGCCACTGGTAATAGTGCGATTGCTTTGGGCAATTTGGGGGTTGCTAGTGGAACAAAATCCGGTGTTTTTGGCGGCGATGGAAATGCTGCTTCTGGCAGTAAATCAGTAGCAATAGGTGGGTATTACGCAGAAGCAAGAGAAGAATCTAAAATTGCCTTTGGCGGCGGTTATATTGGAACAGGGCCGGGAACCAACGCTTATCAAGCTGGTTTGTTATGTATGGGTGCCGACACAACTGATGCAACAGCAACTATTTTAAGGTCTAGCAACACTGCTGCTGGAACTACCAACCAAGTTATCCTTCCAAACAATTCGGCGTTTTCTTTCCACGGCACTATTGTAGCCCGTGAAAGCGCAGCATCTGGAACAGATTGTGCAGCTTGGAAAGTTGAAGGCTTAATCCGCAGAGAAGGTTCTGCTGGCACAACTGTGTTGGTCAACTCAGCAACAACTGTCCTTGATAATACTCCAAGCTGGGGGATGGCATTATCGGCTGACACCACTAACGGTGGATTGAAGATTGAAGTCACCGGAGCAGCAGCAACCAACATTAGATGGGTTGGAACAATTCACACATCTGAAGTCACATACGCTTAGAAGGAGCAAACTAAAATGGCTATTCAAAATAATATCGCAGAAGGCAACAGCCAATACGGCATTGCTTTCAACAACGCATACTACCGTATCGTAACTGCAGCAATCTCTCGCCAACGTGGAACAGACCCAAAGTTCGAGGTAATGATTGACCTGTCGGCTTACGCAACGTCATCACCAACGGATGACACTCGCGAGGTAGACTTTAAACGCTATCACGCAACCCTAGATGACATTAACGCAAGCAGCGGTGATGCCTTTTTGGACAAGTGCTATAGCTGGGTAATGACGCAAGATGATATGGCTGGCTCTACAGCCGTTTAAGGAGTAGACGATGGGAATTGTAATAGATTATTCCAGCGGCTTTTTTGAGGCGTCACCGGCTGGCGAAAATGTTGGAACTATTTCCAGCGGCACCTTAGACCTGTCTACCGGCAACGTGTTCTCTGATGCGCCATCAGCCAACGTCACTTACGTCTTTAACAACCCACCAGCTAGCGGCACTGCCTATGGCTTTACGCTCAAAGTAACTCCATCAGCGACAGTAACTGTGACTTGGCCTGCGTCTGTGGATTGGGCTGGCGGCACTGCGCCGACTGCACCAGCAAGCGGTGAGACAGATGTCTTTACGTTTTACACGCAAGACGGTGGGACAACCTATTACGGCTTTCAGGCTGGGGATGCAATGGGATGAGTGTAGCTAGGCTAATACAGATGGGTACGGCTGGCGTGTCTGCTGGTGGTGGTGAAATCGTGTGGAATGACCCTGACATAGCTATTGCGAGTTATGATAGTGTAAGTCTTAGTTTAAGCCCTTATACCGCTATTAGGGGTCTTTTTCTAAAAGACGATGGAACTAAGCTTTACGCTCTTTCTGCTGGTGACACTGATGTAAAGGAATATAATTTAAGTACCGCTTGGGATGTATCAAGTGGAACCTATAATCAAGCCTTTGATGTAGGTAATGAAGAAGGAAATCCTAACACTATCTTTTTCAAAGATGATGGCACCAAGATGTATATCTTGGGCAGGAATGGAGATGATGTAAATGAGTATAATTTAAGTACCGCTTGGGATATAAGCAGTGCTTCTTATAGTCAAGTTTTTAGTGTTGCTTCACAAGAAACTAATCCATTCGGTATGTTTTTTAAACCTGACGGTTTGAAGCTGTACATTATTGGATTAATAAATACCACTGTTTTTGAATATACTCTGACAACCGCTTGGGATGTATCAACCGCGTCCTACAGTTCAAATTCTTTTAGCATAAGCAGTCAAGACACAGCCCCACGAGAAATTAATTTTAACGATGATGGCACAAAAATGTGGATGCTTGGAGCTACAAATGATGCTGTATTTGAATATGATTTGAGTACAGCTTGGGATGTAAGCAGTGCATCTTACAATTCAGTTTCATTTTCTGTTTCCAGTCAAGAAACTTCCCCAACAGCATTTCGTTTTAAATCTGACGGTTCAAAAATGTATGTCGTTGGAGCCTTGAACACAGTCTATCAATACACAACACCAGCCGCAATAACTTGGAGTGACCCTGACATAGCAAATTTAAGCTATGACAGTGTGAGCCTTGATTTAAATTTAGCTGCCAATCTCAGGGGTATGGTTTTCAAACCTGATGGTACCAAACTTTATCTTGCACACGATACAGGGTTTGACAGTATAAAAGAATATACTATGTCTTCTGCTTGGGATATTTCTACTTTATCCCTTAATAACAGTTTAGACCTTACTGGTGTCATAAATGCTACTTTTGGAATTTATATTAAACCTGATGGTTCAGCTTTATATGTTGTTAACGGCGGTTCTGATAGAATTGAGAGGTTCAACTTTTCAACAAACTGGGATATATCAACAATATCTACTCCAGCATCACAGACTTTTAGCATAACAACGAATAACAATAATCCAAAAGGTATGTTTTTCAAACCAGATGGAACCAAAATGTACGTTTGTGGAATGGGTGCAGATGGTGTGGTAGAATATACACTTTCAACGGCTTGGGATATTACAACAGCAAGTTATCAAAGCCTATTCTCTACAGCAACGCAGTCTGTTTATCCCTCGTGCGTTACATTTAACGAGGATGGCACAAGGATGTACATTACAACATTTTCTTCTTCATCTGATATTTTTGAATATTCTCTTTCGACTGGGTGGGATGTATCTACTGCTAGTTATAATTCAGTGTCTTACAATGACAGTGTACTTGTTGACCCCTATATTCACGCATTTAAAAGCGATGGTAGCAAAGCATATTTTATTGATGACACAGATATAATTTACCAATACACAACATAAAAGGAGCAGTTATGCTTTTAGTTAAAACATCAAACGGAGAGGTAGATCAATTTCCATACACGATCGGAAACCTACGCCGTGACAATCCTCAGACCAGCTTTCCTAAAAAAATTGGCGGTGCAATTTTAGCCAGCTATGGCATATATCACGTTATGCCGAACGCAGAGCCGGACTATGACGCTCTGGTTCAGACCTTGGTTCGTGATGCCCAGCCGCAAAAAGAAACACGCATACGTCAGGCAGACGATGAAGAACCTGCCGATGTAGCTGTTGGTGATAGCTATGAAACAGGGCGTTGGGTTATTGGCTACACTGTATCAAACAAGACACAAGCCGATGCTGAGAAAGCGGTGCGTAACCGGCGTGACACATTGCTAGCTGAAACAGACTGGATGGCTTTGTCAGACGTTACGATGTCTGATACAATGACCGCCTATCGCCAAGCCCTGCGTGATATTCCAGCACAAGCTGGGTTTCCCTTAAGCGTAACTTGGCCGACAAAGCCGGAGTAAATAAATGAAAATGACGCAGGAAGTTACACCAGAACTACGTGTTGCTATAGAATTAGAAGCACACGAAAAGGAATGTGCAGTACGCTATGCGTCTGTTGAAGATAAACTATCAGGTCTCGACAAAAGATTGTGGAGACTTGAAGCAATGATAATGGGGTCAACGGTTATTATAGTTGGTCTTGCAGCCTCTTTGATGATGAAACTGTAAGGAATACTAATATGGAACCAATCAGTACTGCCCTAGCTGGGATTGCACTTGTTAAACAAAGTGTAGACTTTATCAAGACACACATTAACACTGTTCAAGATATTGGACAAATAGCAAGCCAGATTGATGACTTGTTCACAGGCGAAAAGCAAATACAACAAGCCAGAAACAAAAAGTCTGGCGGTGGACTTGGGGATCAATTTGGGGTAGATACTGTAGCTAAGGAAGTCATAGATGCTAAACTCGCAGCAGAAAAGTTGCAGGAAGTAGCTAATATGATTGACTTGCGGTTTGGTCACGGTACTTGGAAAGGTATTGTAGCGGAACGTGCTAAAAGATTACAAGAACAACGTGAAGCTCAAGCTCAAGCTAGACGTGAAGCTATACAAAAAGCTCAGGAGTTTGAGGAAACAATGAAGACTATTGGTATTACTGTTGCTATACTAGCAGTATCTATAGGTCTTTTTATAACCGCTATGGTTTCTATAGCAAAGGCGGCTAATTATGTTTAAAACATTTGTACTAGCTTGTAGCTTGTCTGTTCCAACAGATTGCTGGGAATTTAGGGACGCACGTGGTCCTTATAAAACATACGAGCAATGTAAGTCAAGAGCCTATGAGATGGGTAACGACATTATGTTAATGCCTAATAATGATTTACAACCTAAAATGTTTAAGTGTATTTCATTAAAAGGACAACAATTATGAAAACTTGGAGTAAACTAAAATGCACCTTCATACTCTTATCTACACTTGGATTATTTGGTTGCGAAAACATAAGTATGTCAGATATGTTTACGGCAAGTGGAGCCTCTGGTGGGGCGGCTGTTGCAAGCATTGTAACTGCGAATCCTGCAATCATTGCTGGAGCAACAGGAGCAGGTGCGCTTGTGGGAGCAAGTCTGATTGAAGAAGACAAAAGTCTTAGTGTAGAACAGATAGCCGAAGTACAAAATCCTTGGCAAGCTTTATTAGTAGCTTTAGATCAAATACTAGCTAATGCTTTTGAACTTGTTATAGGTATTAGTATAGCTGTCTTTGGTATCCCTATGCTTATTACTTACCTTGTAGGTAGAATGAAACAGCGTCCTGAAGATGCTAAAGCTATTAATGAACTTGTGCATAAAGTAGCAAAGATGAAGGAAGAGTAAAACATGAGCCTATATGAAAACATAAACAAACGTAAAAAAGCTGGTACTAGTAGACCTAAGAGTAAGTCTACTGTAAGTCCTAAAGCCTACGCTAACATGAAAGCTGGCTTTCCTAAGACAGACAAGTACAAGAAGAAAAAGTAATGACAGAAAAACAACTGATAGACAGCTTGCATGAGGCTGTCACCCAAGAACTGCTACTACGTGTACGCAGTGGGGAAGCTACAGCTAGTGAACTATCAGTGGCTGTTAAGTTTCTTAAAGACAACGGCGCGTCTTTGGATGTCATCATGGCAGAAAGTCCTATGGCTAACTTGCTGCAGGACTTGCCCTTTGATGTAGGGGAGCAACTGCAATGAGAGAAGGTCCAAATGCAACATTACTTACTACAGAAGCAACATTAAACAATAGTACATGGACTAAATTAGTTAATACTAATGTTAATCGTACTTACATGTCTATACTTAACAATGCCTCAACTTATCCTATACGTATAGGTTTTGGACAAGATACCGTAGAACCTACATCAAGTTATCAAATCTTAGGTGGACTGGCTACTACTAGTAGTTCTTCTTTATCTAATATCGGTGTTTTTAAATTTGGTATACATGACTCAGTACAAAATGTTGAACAAACAGTATGGGAATATGGTGGTATCTATACATACCCTACTACTGCTGTAGTTATGACTGTAACCAGTTCTGCTGGTGCTGCTGATAATGGGTGTGAAATAGCTGTTAACGGTTTAGATGAAAACTATAATGAAGTTACAGAAGTCCTTACACTTTCTGGTGCAGGAACTGCAACAACTACGACAACCTTTATTAGAGTTTTTCGTGGTTATGTAGCAGGTAGTCAGGATACTACAGGCAATGTAACTATTGGTAATGGTGCTAACGTATATAGTTACGTTAATGCTGATAATCAAACACTACAAGCTTTTTATACAATACCTGCTGGTTATACAGCACAATTGTTACAAACAGACCATACAATTAGTACAGAGCAAAACAATAAGTTTGGACAGATACGTATTATAGTACGTAGACCAAACGGTGTGTTTAGAACTCAAGAAAGTTTTACTATAGATAATGGTTCTGTCAGTCGTCTTTACAGTACACCTATTTATATTCCAGAAAAATCTGATATTGAAGTAAGGGCTATAGCTTCAGGAGCTAATGCTTTTTTACACATTTCTTCCACAATAGAACTAGGTCTTACTAGTACTGCAGTAGATTTTTCTAATAGTTCAAACCAGTATGAATTTAAAGTAGCTCCTATTAATACTGTGTGGGCTAAGACTACATCACCTGATCCACATACTATCAAAGTAGTACATGATGACTGATGTTCCAGAGCAACTTAAAGACTTCAGGAACTTTACATACCTTGTATGGCAACATTTAGGACTACCAGAGCCTACTCCTATTCAGTACGATATAGCACACTATCTACAGCACAGTCCTAAGCGTTGTATTATTGAGGCTTTTCGTGGTGTAGGTAAATCTTACATTACTGCTGCTTACGTAGTACATCAGCTACTCCTTGATCCACAACTAAAGTTTATGGTGGTGTCAGCTAGTAAAGCAAGAGCAGATGACTTCTCTACCTTTACTCAGCGTATTATTATGGAATTACCTATATGTCAACATCTAGTAGCTAAAGATGGACAACGGTGGTCTAAGATAGCCTTTGATGTAGCTCCTGCTAAGGCTTCTGGTTCACCCTCAGTAAAGTCTGTAGGTGTTACAGGTCAGCTTACAGGTAGCCGTGCAGACATTATCATTGCTGACGATGTGGAAGTACCTAACAACTCCATGACCCATATGATGAGAGAGAAGCTTGGAGAAACAGTAAAAGAATTTGATGCTGTTCTCAAGCCCTCAGGTAAGATTATATACCTTGGTACACCACAGAACGAGATGTCTCTCTATAATACACTGCTAGCACGTGGCTATGAGATGAGAGTATGGCCTGCTAGATACCCTACCCTAGAACGCTCAGAGAAGGCGTATGGGGGCAGGTTAGCTCCTTTGCTGTATGATTCTCTACAAACTAACCTAGAGGCCGTGTATGGGCTTCCTACAGACCCTAAACGGTTTGACGATACAGACTTACTAGAAAGAGAACTAAGTTATGGTAGAAGTGGTTTTGCTTTGCAATTTATGTTGGATACTTCACTATCTGATGCAAACAAATACCCCCTTAAACTAAGTGACTTAATGATTTACTCATGTGACAAGGATACTGCACCTGAGAAACTAGTCTATGGTATCTTCAAACCACTACCAGAGCTACCCAATGTAGGTCTTGCAGGAGACAAGTTCTACGCCCCTGAGGACACTATAGGACGCTCTGAGTACACAGGTAGCATACTTGCAGTTGACCCCTCTGGTAGAGGCTCTGACGAGACTGCATACGCTGTTGTAAAGATGCTTAACGGTTTCCTACACGTAGTTGACTGTGGTGGCATTGAAGGTGGCTATTCTGAGAAGACATTACAACACCTCACTGACCTCGCTAAGATACACAAAGTCAACATGGTGTTGGTTGAGAGTAACTTTGGTGACGGAATGTTTACTGAGTTACTGAAGCCTTACTTAGTTAATACTTATCCAGTAACGATAGAAGAAGTAAGACATAGTAAACAAAAGGAACAAAGGATCATTGATACCCTTGAGCCTGTAATGAACCAACATAGACTTGTAGTAGACCCTAAGGTCATACAAAAAGACTACGATAGTGTACAGCATATGCCACCAGACAAAGCTGCTAAGTACATGCTGACCTACCAGATGACTAGGATTACTAAACAAAGAGGGGCATTGGCTCATGACGATAGACTTGACGTTCTTGCTATGGCAGTGCAGTACTGGACAGACCAGATGGCTGCTGACGCAGATACACAAATACAATCAAGAAAAGAAGAACTACTAGATAATGAACTAGATAAGTTTATGTCTCACCTTAATCTAGGTACTAAAGATACAGGTGAGTCTGGTTGGCTGTCACTATAGGTTTTTCTAAACTGTACCTATAAGGAAGACCCCCTGTTACCTATAGTATAGGATATGTAGTAAGTAGGAGTAGACTTAAGGTTACTTATAGTGGACTTAGAGTTTATACTTCTACTTACTACTTTCTAGTTTATAACTAGGTCATTAGAATAAGGCAGTATTATGTTCATATATGATATAGTGTTGAAGATATGTTATACTTTACTGGTACTCTGGTTGATCTATATGTTCTCTATGGCACTCGCTAATGACATATGTGACTGTGTGAAAGACTTTGATGGTTGGTGGAAGGTGTCTTAATTTTGGTAAAAAAATCTGAGGGGGTATATAATAGTCATAAGGTGTGCGTACCCCCCATGCCGCGTCAAACATTTGACACTTTTAGTCTACCCTAAGTTCTTATGGTTACTCTAAGTAGTCAATAAGTTGACGAAGTTAGGCATGGCTAAGACTTTTAGTAGACTTTAAGTAGATTATGAGTGGCTTAAAGTGTTGGGGGTGTCTGTCTCTCTCTATCTATTTTTTTGCTTATATATATACTCTCTCTCGCTGCATTTATTTTTATTTGTTTTTTTCTCATTGTGCCTTATTTGTGCCTTATTCTTATTCTAGTCTATTGAG